TAAATAAAGAATTAAAAAAATGTATACAACTTTACTATATACATTTTTATAAATGTCCCTTGTTCGTTTTCTCCAGACCCATAGAGAAATGTTGACCCTAACGACTCGTGCGACATACCAAATAGAAAAATTAGCAGAACATTATAAAACAAACAAATTAAACCTTGTCCCTTTAAACCGTTGAAGAATTAAAATGGGACATTTTAATTTTGCAACGGTCAGATACCACTGACAATTTGAAATTATACGCCCGTCGTGCGTGCCATTTTAAATCTTCATTGGTATAAAAAAAAATAATTACAAAGTAAATCCATTATACCACAATCCGGGTAATTTTCTAGACAGCATCGAAAGAAACAAGTTCACTTTATATATACACGAACCCGTCACATTTAATCTCTGGGATTCAACAATCGATTATATAGAAACAGAGTCACGCGAAAAAGGTTCCGGATTCGTTGAAATCTAATAACCTTCTATCAAATAATCCCAGTTGAAAGTAGGCGCAGCATAATGCTTATAACGATAACGATGATGATCAATATGGTTTTTAGGAGATACCCACCATTTCACAAACGACAATTGTTCGGCTTCTTGGCAGTGTATTAATATATTCAACAATCCAATAATACCAATCGGTATAACAAAGGAAATTTCATTGGGTTCCAGCAAATAAGCACCGAAAATAAATGGCGCCATATAAGCCAAAAAGAATTCCTCTAAACTTACTGCATTACCAATGCTAGGCACCAAGGTTTTATCAAAACGATGATGGAATTCATGAATCGGTTGTAAAAAGGAAACTTTGTGCATTGCATAATGGATGATGTAATAACCTACACTATGAATGGATAACATGGAAATAACATTGAACCATTGAATCGTATACCCCGGGGTTATGAAATATTGATTCACCATAGCATACGCCAGTGGACCGGCAATCATCATGTTCTTCTTTACCGCATAAATTCCTTTGTCATACAGTTTTTTGTCGATTTTTTTCAGGCTCTTAGCACAAATGGTTTTGTCTAGAATCATGCCGAATACACATATAGAACCGCCTAATAGTAGTCCTTTTCCAAGGGAAATCAAAAAATCCATATATTATTGTATGGATTTTTTTATAGTGGAAAAAGCATTTTGCGTAAAACGTTGGTAGTCATTTTTTTCTTCCGTGTTTTATTGTTAGACGGTTTTACCTCTGGTTTTTTTTCTTCTGTTGAAGGTTTTTTCTCCTTCTTTTTTTGTAAATCGGCAGGGACGTATTTTAAAAAGAATTCTTCGTATTCGCGCGTTCCGCGCTTGTTTTTCAGTTCGGCGAATTTCTGACTTTTCTTTGCTCGAATGCTTTCCAATGTTTCCTGAATACCGATGCATTTTGGAACAAATCGTTTTAACAATCCCTTTTGAGAAAGACGGGATTTTTGTTGCACTTCAAATAAATATTGCGCCATGCACAAAATACGATCTTTATAGTAATAAGGCGCGTTTGAATACAAAAACGCCAAGTAAAAACTCATAATGGTATCAATGGTAGCCACATTGATCTCACGTTTGTCTACAGTAATCGTATTGTAATTATGGCAAGCCATTGGTTTGTATATAAACGCCAAAATGTCCAAGCCGTATTTGATTTCGTAATGTTCGGGAATGATTTCGCCAAAACATTTGTGATGCGTAATCGAAATTTTCTTTAAACCCGCTTCTTCTAAGCGTTCTTTGACAATAGTAGCACTGCGTTGAGGGTCTTCGGATAACACATCGAAATCGGGGATTTTTTGTATAAACCGCTTGGCGTGTTTCGGCATGTTTTTGGAATATAGTGTGCTTGCATAGCCCCCGAAAAATACGAGACCTAAATCAATGAACGTGTCGCGAATAATATAATAAATTTCCTCATTTTGTTCTACATTGTCGTCCATTTTTCGTTGGAAATCAATAGACGGGCAATCATATTCGACTTTCATGGGATGATATTCATTCAGCAAATTCAATCTTTTGAGGACTTTTTCCCAACGACTAATGTCACCTGCCGGACGAGAAAGCTCTAAATACATACCCATACGTAAAAAATCGGGAGGGGTGTAATAAATTCCGGCGACTTTGATGGCTTGTTTTTGTAAAGTTTGAAACAAATCCTTATGTATATACGTAATATCCGCCATGGGAATGAAATTTACAAACACTTTGTATGTGCCGCCGTGAACACCGGATTTTGCTTCTACGTCTAAATAACCCGCTTTATAGAAAATGTCGGCTAATTCCTTTGTATCGTCTAATGCGTTATGTGAAAAGAAATCATAATCCGGGATTTCGTAATTTTTGTCGTAAAATTGCGCTTCTTTGGGTAAAATATTGTTAATGGCCGTTCCTCCGTAACAAATGAGTTTTTTCTTGATTAAAAAATCCTCGACGATTTCAATCATTTTTTTGATTTCCGGACTACTGGCCACCTTTTCACCGGCGATTTTCTCATTGTCGTCGACCACATGACGTAAAATAGCCAATTCGCATTCTTGGAAATTCATTTCATTGGTGCATTCCTTTGGTCTAAACTTTTGGTTTTTCTTTGTTTGTTTCCTTTTTATTATTTTTGTCATATACATATACATTAGAATTTGTATATGAATTACGTCAAATAAGTCGAAATGGGAACAAATGCCGTTTTATTGTCATTGAATATTTTTTCATAATTCAAAAGATTCGTGTCATTGCTATAAAACGCTTGGCATATTGCTTGTGCACCGTAATTTTCGATCAAATAATTGGCATCCGAATTTACAATTTCGTAGAAAAACCCTAAATTGGGTTGCACAATGTAGAAATTATATACATACGGATTGGGTGGATTAATGGGCTGAATGGTTAACTGACTCTCTGTATTTAAACGTACATTTGTTTTTCCTACTACTAAATTCACGTAATTGGATAGTTTTGGGTCCGTTTCGTTTGTTGGTGTAAATCGCGAATCATCTGCTAAAATAACGACTTTTCCGCGCAATCGTTCTAGTTGAACATTCAAATCAATGGTAGTTGCGTAACCGGTGTTTGGATCTGCATACAAGTTATCCTTAAAACTAGCTGCAATGTTTTCGGCAACAATCGAATTTGCATTGGGTAAATCACTCATGATTTGCAAATGAATAAACAAGGGATCGCTCGGATTCGGACAATATTGATTAAATGCGTTCATATTAATTGTAGAAAACACACCGCCTAAAGAAAGAGCAGGAGGGTTTGAAGAAAACGAACCCTCAAAATCTTCTTTTGAATACGCTACAATGGCAGTATTGTCTTTAATAAACACCTGGAAATTCAGAAAACGACAACCGCGTTTTAATACGTATTTGATCATCTCCAGATTCATGTAACTGCCACTATACGCGGAATTAAATGATGACTTAATAATAAAATTACGTAGCGAATTGTCTTGTGACACGGGGAATGCAGCATTACGAATGGCTACACCTTGCGTGTTTTGTTCAATTGCATTTAATTGTTTTATTTGTGCGGAATTGGGCGTATCATTAAACACGGGACTATCGGTTTTTTTATTATCCATGTTTTTATTAATCATGCGGATCAAGATATATAATATGATTGCTGTTGCGATTCCTAATAATGTATAATCAATAAAACTGGCCATATATACTAGTGTTATAAAGAAAGTTACTTAAGAAAACAAAAATATAAGAAGCTAATATATATATTTCATTATGGCAGGAGGTTTATTAAATATTATTTCACAAGGTAGTGCTAATGTTATTTTAACAGGAAATCCTTCAAAGACATTTTTCAAAACCACCTATAGTAAATACACGAATTTTGGTCTGCAAAAGTTCCGATTGGATTTTGACGGTTCACGTGAACTTCGCTTAAATGAACCTTCTAAATTTACGTTTAAAGTAAAACGTTATGCAGATTTATTGATGGATACTTATTTAGTCGTTAATTTACCGGACATTTGGAGTCCCGTTTGGGAACCTAGCGAAAAGACCAATTTTCAATGGTCGCCTTATGATTTCAAATGGATAGATGATATTGGTGCACAAATGATCGAAGAAATCGAGATTACGTGTGGGTCCGTTATGTTGCAGAAATATTCCGGGCGATATTTGAGTGCAATGGTGCAAAGGGATTTTTCAACAGAAAAGAAGAATTTGTTTAATCAAATGACGGGTAATGTGCCGGAATATGTGGATCCGAAAAATTGGAAGGGGCGAACAAATGGCGTGCCGTATCCTACAAACGCTTATCCGAATGCGTTGTATACAACAAATAGTAATGGCGCTGAACCATCTATTCGTGGAAATACGTTATATATACCTTTAAACACCTGGTTTACGTTGCAAAGCAAATGCGCTTTTCCTTTAGTGGCACTTCAATACAATGAATTGTTTGTAAACGTTACCTTGCGTCCGATTAGTCAATTGTTTCGTGTGCGCGACGTATTTAATTTTGGCGATGATTTTCCGTATGTGCGACCGGATATGAATCAGAATCAGTTTCAAATGTATCGTTTCCTTCAAACGCCCCCTTCTTCGGATTTGTCTGCTGTGAATTACGAAAACAAGGTGACTTCTTGGAACGCGGATATTCATTTGCTTTCGACGTATTGTTTCTTGTCGGAAGACGAGCAGCAATTATTTGCGGCAAAGGATCAGATCTATTTAGTAAAAGATGTATTTGAATACAGTTTTTTGGATGTGGTCGGCACATCGCGTGTGAAACTGGAGTCGTCCAATGGGATGGTGTCGTCGTGGATGTGGTATTTCCAACGCAGTGATGCTTTTTTGCGAAACGAATGGACGAATTATAGCAATTGGGCTTACGAAACGATTCCTCAAAACCTTACTATTGACCCTGCGAGTGGGTTATATTATACGGGAAATTTCAACAGTGGAAATCAATACGAAATTATGGAAACGGGTGCGATCATATTGTCTGGAGAATACCGTGAAAATTCGCAGCCCTCGGAAGTATACGATTATGTGGAGAAATATACGCGCACTGCGGGGTTTGCAAAGGAAGGGTTGTATTGTTATAATTTCTGCTTAGATACGAGTCCGTATGTGTATCAGCCTTCGGGTGCGATCAATATGAGTCGGTTTAAAAACGTGGAATTGGAATTTACGACTTTTTTGCCTCCTTTGGATGAAGAAGGAAGTAATTTAGAAATAAATTGCGATGAAAATGGCGAACCGGTAAACATTACACAAAAGCCAGCGTGGGCACTTTATAG